ACGGTTTTCGAGACGGACGAGATGAAGGGACGGAACAATGCAAACAATCGGCAGCGCAGCACTGGCGGCAATCGCGCAAGGGACGGATTCCTCAACGCCTGTCTCGATGCCGGCGCTCCCCACGCCGACTATCCGTATGCCGGAAACGGTTGAGGAGGCGAAGGCGCTGCGGGCATGGGCCGACGCTCAGGACGACCGCCAGGCGCCTGCCACCCAAGGCCAGTTGACCAAGCACCTAACGTTCCTCGCCGCCACCCTGCCGAGCAAGTCGATCGATGACGACAGCGGCAAGATGCGGTTCGCTGTCTATGCCAGCCTGCTGGGCGAATATGGCAACGACGCACTGGCCTACATGGCCCGCCGGGCCTGCGCCGAGCTGGACTGGTTCCCGACGCCGCGATGGGGCCTGGAGACGGTGCAGCAGTATCGCGCGCCGGCCAGCGAGAAGGATCAGGCGCTCGCCCTGTGCCACCGCTTCTGGCAGGGCCGCTTCGAGGATTTCATCGCCCTCCTGAAAGCTGACACCGCCACGCAGGCCGATGTGGACGCCGTTCCGATGCAGTGGCGCAAGATCGCCATGGAGCGCGGCCACCTGCGCTGGATCGAGGAGGAGAAGCGCTATGTCATCCGGCGCCCGGTGATCGCGGAGGCGGCGGAATGATGAACAAGCAGCGCATCAAAGAGATCGCCTGCCTTTGTGGCGCCCGCGAGCGCGACACCGGGCAGAACCGCCCCCGGCCTTGCTGGGGATGTGGGGACAAGACGAGCATGGGGAGGTGGGATCGATGAGCAAGGACACCATCCAGCAAGCCCGCGAGAACGTCGCGGCCCGGTATGCGCAGCCGTATCATCGCGCGGCAATTTTGCGAGGAGAATGGGACGCAGGCTCCCTCGTTCGGGATGAGATCGCCAAGGTTGAGGGGAGGAAGTGATGGGGAGGTTGCTTTGCCTCATGGGGCTGCATCGTTGGCATGCTCCCCATCCCTATCTGCCGAAGCCCCGTAGGCTTCCCCCGATAGAAACATGCGCGAGAGAATGCGGCGCATGGCGCAGGGGATTTGAATCATGAGCCCCCGCGCCGCCCGCCAGGCATCCGGCATGACCCGCAACGAATGGGCAAGGGCCATGGGGGTGTCAGTGCTGACAACCAAGCGATGGGAAGCACCCGGCAGCCGATACGCCCGCGCCCCAACGCAACACCGCGTCGAGCGCATGCAGCGCGTGCTTACCGGGTGTGGGGTCGATTTGAGGGAGGTGATGGGGGCATGAAGCAGAACCAGGCCGAGTTCCGCCGGCCGATGCCGGAAAACTTCGCGGAGACGTTCGTCCAGCACGGGCACGACCGCATCATGGAGGAAATCCACCGGGCGAGCTGGCAGACGATCCTGCGCTGGATCTCTGCGCTTCCCGATGAGGTGCGCGATGCTCGGGAGCGGCATCTACTGGCGCGTTGGCCCAATGGCAGGCCGGGGCCGAACCGGCGGAAGAACTATGTGCTGGGTAATCGGATGGGGCGCTCTCGGGCCGCTCCGTCTGCGCTTGGGACTGTGCCCTCGAAGGACTGGACAGCGCCGGAAGGGCTGGATGAGGATTTGGGAGAATGTGGCGATGACGGCTAAAGTAGAGGCCGGTAGCCGTAAGCGGGCATCGAATCCCGCACGCGGCTCGAAACCCGGCGAGCGTCGGGGCGGCCGGAAGAAGGGAACGCCGAACAAGATCACGCAGACGTTCAAGCAGGCTATTGAAACTGCTTTCGAAAATGTTGGAGGCGCGAAATACCTAGAGCAGATGGCAGTCCTGCAACCCGTCGCCTTCATGGGGCTGATCGGGAAGGTTCTTCCGACCCAGATTGAACACAGCAACCCTGATGGATCGATGAAGCAGCCAACGACCATCCAGATCGTGGCGGCGAAGGTGACGGATGACGACGGCGACGATTGAGCTGCCACCAAAGTTGGTTCCTGTATTTGGTCCACCTCGCGGGAGCTTCCAATATCGTAACCTCCACGGCGGGCGCGGATCGGGGAAGTCGTTCAACGCTGCGAAGATGGCGGCGATCTGGGGCTATGCTGAGCCGCTGCGCATCCTTTGCACGCGCGAGTTCCAGGCCAGTATTTCCGAGAGCTTTCACGCGGAACTCAAGGCGGCAATCGCCTCTGAGCCATGGCTTGAGGCTCACTACGATGTCGGCGTCGATTACCTCAAGGGTTCAAACGGTACGCAGTTCATATTCCGCGGGTTACGCCGCAATTCGCAGTCGGTGAAATCGCTCGCCAAGATCGATCTTACGATTGTCGAGGAAGCCGAGGACGTGCCGGAAACATCATGGCTCGCCCTTGAGGCCACAGTGTTCCGTCAGCCAAAGTCCGAGCTTTGGGCGCTTTGGAACCCTCGGCAGCAGGGCAGCCCGGTCGACAAGCGGTTCCGGGAGAACCCACCGGGCAACGCCGTCACCGCCGAGATCAACTGGAGCGATAACCCCTTCTTCCCTGCTGGCCTCGACATCCTTCGCCGCCGGGAGCAGGAGCGCCTCGACACCGCCACCTATGACCATGTCTGGGAGGGCGGATATCTCGTCAATTCCGACGCGCAGGTGTTGGCTGGCAAGTGGCGCCAAGCCGAGTTTGAGCCAAAGGACACATGGGACGGGCCATATCAAGGCGGCGACTTTGGATATGCGCAAGATCCGACCGCCGCCGTGCGCTGTTACATCCACGGCGACACACTCTACGTCAGCCATGAGGCGGGTGGCCGTGGAATCGAGCTGGACGATATCGGCAAGCGCGTCTGCGATGGCATCCCAGGTTACGAGAGCTACGTCAGCCGGTGGGATAGCGCCTCGCCCGGCTCGATCAGCATCATCACCCGCCACGGCGTTCCCAAGGCGACAAGTGCGCCGAAATGGCAAGGCTCTGTCGATGACGGCATTCGCTTCCTGCGTTCGTTCAAGGAGATTGTCATCCACCCCAGATGCAAGAGCACCATCAACGAGGCCCGGCTATACAGTTACAAGGTTGATCGCCTGACCGGTGATGTCCTGCCGGTGCTGGTCGATGCGAACAACCACTACATGGATGCGCTGCGATATGCGGTTTCGCCGATGATCAAGAACAAGCGCTACAACATGGGCAACCTGCTCTAACCCAACGACGGTAAACCACCCCACCCCGCGCTCCTACCCTCGCCGCCATGTCCGGTGGCCGCATTCGCTCAGTTCGCTTCAAGGACGGTCACACCGTCGATGGCCTCGGGGAAGCCTTCGCGGCGGCCTCCAACATGCAGCGCTTCGGCCCGCTCATGCACGGCATGATGCTGCCGGGCTTCTTCACCCATCAGCTCGCGCTAGCCGCCTACATGCAGAGCGGCATGATGAAGAAGGTCATCGCGATCCCCGCCGAGGACCGGGTGCGGGAATGGCGCGACTGGCAGGCGGATTCCGACAAGATCACGCTTATTGAGGCGGAGGAGAAGCGCCTGGAGCTTCAGGCCAAGACGCAGGAGGCTGAGAACCTGCGCGGTGTTGGCGGCGGTGCCTTCATCATCGTGACCGCCGGCAATCACTCCGATGAATTGAAGCCCGAGCAGATCAGCAAGGGCGGGATCGTCGCCATCAACGTCGTGTCCCGCTGGCAGATCAGGGGGAAGGATTGGGACCTCGAGCTTGCGTCCCCCCGCTATGGCCTGCCCGCCATGTGGGAGGTCGATAACGAGAACGGCGCCCCAAGCCAGATCCACCCTAGCCGCGTCGTGCCGTTCCGTGGCGCCCGCCTGCCTGCTGGGGCCACGCTGAGCGATGAGGACAAGTTCTGGGGCGATAGCCGCCTGATGCGGGTCTATACCGAGGTCAGCCGCTCCGACGAAACGCAGGCATGGTTCGCCGCGCTGGTGAAGAAGGCCAAGCTGCTTCGCTTCGGTGTGCCGGGCCTCGAAAGCTACGATCAGGACCAGCTCAACAAGCGTGTTGCGCTGATCGCCCAGGGCGAGAACAGTCTGAACGCCACGCTATTCCGGGCATCTGGCGGCACTGACGATCCCGGCGAGACGATCACCGACTATCAGGTGAACTGGCAGGGCATCCCGGCGATGATGGATGCCTTCGACCAGCGCGTGGCGGCGGTATCGGACATCCCGTTCACGCGGCTCATGGGCAGGTCGCCCGCTGGGATGAATGCGACGGGGGCATATGACGATTTGAACCTCGTAAAGACCGTCAAGACTGGGCAGGAGCTTGAACTGCGGCCCTGCCTAGAACAGTTGGACCCATTCCTTCTGCGCTCTGCCGGTGTCGATCCTGAGGGAGTGTGGTGGCAGTTTGCCCCTCTGTCCGCTCCGACTGAGAAGGAAGCGGCAGACACGTTCGCGGTCATCATGGGCGCGGTTGAGAAGCTGCAAGCCACGGGAGCTATCCCGGATCGCGAGTTCGCAAAGGGGCTACAAAATCTCGCGATTGAAAATGGCTGGCTGCCTGGCATCGATAAGGACTTGGCGAAGCTGTCCGATGCCGAGCGGTTCGGCCTGAACCCTGATAACGATGGTTCTGACCCGTCATCGCTACAAGCAGAGGAAGGGGGTGATCCGTCCGCCGAGGCACGAGGAAACTTGCCCGCGACTCGCCAAAATGCTAGGGTTTGAACGGCCCGACAAGGTGGTGGAACACCGTGCCGGGCCTGACCGAAACGAACATGGAGCGTTCGAAATGGCTTTGCCTGACATCATCCCTATTCCGCCTCGCGTCAAGGATTTGACGGGGCGCACATTCGAGCGCCTGAAGGTTATCGGCTTCGTCGGTTTTGCAACGGAAATGAACAGCGGGCGCGAGAAGCGGTTGTCCATGTTCTTGTGTGAGTGCGCCTGTGGGAACATGCATGTTGCGCGAACAACTCACCTCACTAAGGGGTTAGTACGAAGCTGCGGCTGCTTGCAGCAAGAAACTCGCCAGAAGAATGGCCTCGCAGCAGCTACGCACGGTATGCATAAGAGCGGAGAGCATGGGATATGGTCGGGGATGATCTATCGCTGCACCAATCCCAATTCTGGCGTTTATAAATGGTATGGCGGCGCTGGAGTGCGGGTCTGTGATCGCTGGCGAAACAGCTTCGAGGCGTTCTATGAAGACATGGGACCACGTCCGTCATCGCGGCACTCGATAGATCGCATTGATCCGTTCGGGGATTATGAGCCATCAAATTGCCGCTGGGCCACTGCTACCGAGCAGGCGAACAATAAGCGCCGTCATCATGGGGCCTAACATGCCCCGCTTCGACCTCGCGAGCATCGTGCGTAGGGCCAAGCCTAACGCCCGCAGGAAAGCAATCGTCCTGCGCGACATAGCCCCGCCCGCGACCATGGCGACCAACCTCTACCGCTCGACCTATGCCCGCGTCATTGCCGCATGGTCCGACGCCCTCCCCCGCATCAACGCGGCCTACGCCCAGTCCCTATCCGAACTGACCCAGGACAGCCCCGCCGACGTGCGCGCCGAGATCGATGGCGCGGCCGAGGCGATCAATCGCCTGATCCTGATCCTGACGCCGCAGGTGCGCGACTGGGCGTTGCAGGTCGAGCGCTGGTATCGCGGCAAATGGCGCGGCGCGGTCCTGTCCGCAACCGGTGTTGATCTACAGACGATGCTTGGCCCCGAGGATGTGCGCGCCAGCCTGGAAACCACAATCGAGTGGAACACTGCGCTCATCAAGGACGTGTCGGCCCAGACGCAGCAGCGGATCGGCAACTCGGTGTTCGACGGCCTGCGCAACCGGACGCCATCGCGCGAGGTGGCGAAGTCGATTAGCGAGGCGACCGGCATGGCCCGAACCCGCAGCCAGCGCATCGCGTCGGACCAGCTCAACAAGCTGACCAGCAGCCTGGCGGAAGAGCGGCGGCGCGAGGCTGGCATCGACGAATACCAGTGGGTTTGGAGCCGGAAAAAGCACGGTCGCGCAGAACACATAGCCCGTGACGGCAAGGAATACAGCGACGCCAATCCGCCGCCCGAGCCTGCCGGGTCCCTGCCCTTTTGTGGATGCAGGACACGCGCCATTATTCGCTTCGATTAGGGGGCGGATTCTGCTAAGAAAATCGGGCTGAAACAGGTGGTCTAGACCTGTCCCAGCCCTGACCAAACGAAAGGTGATTTTCGCAATGGCTACATCATCTCTATGCTCTGTCCACGGCTGTGAAAAGCCCACCAAACCAAAAGCTCGCGTTTGCTCCATGCACGAAGCGCGGATGAGGCGCGGCGGGACTTACGAACGGCGTCAGCCGAAAAAGACAATCCCTGAACTACTCAACGAACGGACGCATATCGGATGGTGGACGATCTTGGGGGAAGGTGAGCCCTATCGGCGGAAAACGCCTGATGGATCACCTCACCCAGATGGCGTTCAGCGCACTGCGCTTTGCCGATGCGAATGCGGAGTAGAGCGCTCCATCGCGATACATACGCTTAAGCAGGGTAATAGCCGCCATTGTGGTTGCAAAATGGCGGCCATCAATCCCATTATCCATGGAACCCACCTGATGAGTTACACATCAGAACACAAGACGTGGGCAGGGATGAAGGCCAGATGCCTAAACCCGAACAACAAGTTTTGGCCGAACTACGGCGGGCGCGGAATCACCGTCTGCGATAGGTGGCTCAATAGCTTTGAAGCCTTCTACGAGGATATGGGGCCTAAGCCGTCCCCTAAGCACAGCATCGACCGCATTGACGTTAACGGTAACTATGAGCCGGGTAATGTTCGGTGGGCAACTGACAGCGAGCAGATGCAGAATGTGCGGCACAATGTGCGCGTCACATTTCAGGGCGATGATGTTGTTCTTATCGAGGCATGCCGACGCGCTGGGATTGAGCGAAAATATAAACTGATCCACGCCCGCATAACCTACAAAGGCATGACATTCGAACAGGCGATGCAAATGGAGGGAATCTCAATCTAGCCATCGAGGAACTCTGGGCCAAAACCTCGCTCACAACGACGGTAAACCGTCCGCATGACGCCCCGTATCGTGCGGGGCATGTATTTCGCCGACGCCCTGACCCTTGACGCGCCCCGCCGAACTTCTGACGGCTACCTCGCTGTCAGAGCGCGTGCTGCCAGGGTGGGCGTCTACCAGTACACAGGCCGCGAAGTAGACCCGAACAACGAGCACGGGCTGCGCGACCAAGCCATCGTTAACGTGCTGCGTGACGAGGCCGCTGTGTTCGACGAGCGCGCGGTTCGCAGCTTCATCGCCAAGCCGATCACCGACGACCATCCCCGCGAGGCGGTGAACGCGAGCAACTGGCGCGATCATGGCCGTGGCATCGTCATGGGCGCCGTGCGGGACGGCGACCACCTCGCATTTGACCTCGTTCTGATGGATGCGGGCACGATCTCAAAGGTTGAGGCGGGCAAGGCCGAGCTCTCCAATGGCTATGCCGCCACACTTGAGTTCGGCGACTTCGCTGGCCCCGCTGGCGAGAAGTGCCAAGCGCGGCAGGCCGCAATCGTCGGAAACCATGTCGCAATCGTGGACCGTGGCAGGGCCGGTCCGTCGTGCCGCATCGGCGATGCCGCGATCTGCGACGCTTTGCCTATCGCGTTGCAGGATGGAGCGAAAGAGGCCGCCGCATGGCTCAAGAAGGCCATAGCGCTCCACGAGAAACACATGAACGGCTCTGCCCCGACTACCGGCAAAGAGGGCGAGAAGAGTCAGATGCTCATGATGGAGCAGATGAAGAACGCGCTGGCCGAACTTGGGGGCGGCGACGCCAAGTCCGGCGAGGCTGGCATGAAGATGGACGTTTACCCCTTCCACATCCTTGAACAGGAGAAGCCTGTGAAGACCATGTTGATCGACGGGCTGACCGTCGACGTGTCCAACGCCGATACGGCTGAGGCCACGATCAAGACCCTGATCGCCGCGCGTGATGCGGCCGGCGCGAAGGTTGCTGGCCTCGAAACTCAGGTCGCCACCCTCACCGCCGAGGGCCAGACCAAGGACGCGAAGATCACCACGCTCGAACAGCAGGTGAAGGACGCGAAGCCGACCCCGGCACAGCTGCGCGACGCGGGCAAGGCGCTCATTGTCGTTGCCGACAAGGCGAAGGCCATGGGTGTCACCGTCTCGGACGAAATGGACGAGGCCCAGATCATGGGCGCAACCGTTGCCAAGCACATGGGCGATGCCGCCAAGGACTGGACCACCGACCAGATCGCCGCTTCGTTCGCCGTGCTGACCAAGGACGCCAAGCCGGCAGCGCCAGGCGTGCAGTCGCTGGGCGCGCCGGTCGTGATCGGTGATGCCGAAGCCGCGTTCGCCGATGCTCAGCGCAAGGCCAGCGAAGAGCGCCGCAACGCCTGGAAGACCCCCGCCACCTCGGCCGCAGCGTAAGGAAACCGCGACATGGCAATCACCATCCAGACCACTTACGCCGAGGACTATGCCAAGGGTTATCCGGGCATGGTCGCCAATGGCGAAACCTCCAACCGCATCAGCCGCACGGTCGAAACCGCCGCTGGTGCCGCTTTCGGCGCGCCGCTCTATCGTGGCGCAGGCGATCACGGCTGTGTCACCACCGTTGGCACGCTGGCCACCTTCCTGGGCTGGGCCATTGCCGATCGCGGCATCGTCCCGACCGTCGTGACCGGCGCGGTGGACACCTACCCGCAATATTCGACCGCCGGCATCCTCACCGATGGCGCGATCTACATCACCATCACCGGTTCGGTGGCGGATGGCGCGGCGATCACGGTCGGCACCGGTGCAGGCGCCGCCGATGGCATTGGCGGAACCGCTGCCGACGCAACCCACATCGCGACCGGGTGGGTCGCGGACGAAACCGTGACGAACGGCATCTGCCGTATCGTGCGCCGCTAAGGGGGGAATGACCCAAATGACTGGCCTGATCTTCACCGACGCGCAGCAGGCAATCGGATTCGCCCGCCCCGCGCTCTATCGCACCCACTCCACCGTCATGGAGGAGAAGTACCCGGCATTCCAATATGCCAAGTACATCCCCACCAACGAAGACGGTGACATGTGGGATGTCGGCACCGTCGTGACCTCGCTGAACGGTCCCGCCGGCCGCGCCGAATATCTCTCGGGCAAGGGCTTCGACATTCCGAACGTGTCGGCCCAGATGTCGCAGGGCGTCAGCAACTTCTACCTGGCCGGCTGCGGCTACGAATTGTCGCTGCAGGAAGTCAACCGCGCTTCCAAGATGGGTGTCGACATCAACACCCGCGACGCTTCGGACGCGCGCAAGATCGCCGAGAAGTTCATCTATGACCGGGCGATGACCGGCTCGACGGAAAAGGGCTTCACCGGCCTGCTGAACAACGCGACCGTTCCCACCGCGAACGTCCCGGCTGATGGCACCGGTTCGGTCACCTCGTGGTCGGCAAAGGACGCCGACAAGAAGGCGCGCGACATCAACCTGGCGCTCACCGATGTCTATACCGCCACCAAGGAAACGGAACTCGCGGACACCCTGCTCCTGCCGACTTCCAGCTTCCTCGACGCCTCGACCACGCGCATGGGCGACACCGGCATGACCGTGCTGGCGTTCCTGCAGCAGAACAACGCCTATACCGCGATCACCGGCCTGCCGCTGAACATCATGCCGGCGCGCGAGTTGGAAACGGCGGGCGCGGGCGGCACCAAGCGCATGGTCGCCTATGCGCGAAATCCGGGCATCCTCGAATTCTTCCTGCCGGGCGCCTTCACCTTCCTGCCGCTGCATCCGCTGTCGTCCATGTCCTGGCGCGTCGACGGGATCATGAACGTCGGCCAGACCGAAATCTATCGCCCCAAGGGCATCAGCTACCGGGATGGGATCTAAGCCATGAAGGCATTCACCAACCACACTGCAGGCCCCAAGGGCGTCAACATCATCGGCGGATCGACCGTCTGGATCGATCCCGGCCAGACGATCGAGATCGACCCGAAGACGATCGACGGCAAGGTGCCCGATCTGGGCAAGGCTGCAGACGCTTCGGCTAATGGCGATGACGGTGCGGTCGAAGCCCTCACCGCGCAGGTTGCTGACCTCGCCAAGCAGGTCGAGGCCCTGACGACCGAGCGCGACGGCCTGGCGAAGGACAAGGAAGACCTCGCCAAGCAGGTCGAGGCCCTGACGAAGCCCGCCGACACGAAGAAGTAACCGCCACCTCCGGGGGAAAACGGGGCCGCTGCTCAACCGGGCGGCGGCCCTATTCGTAAGGACTGACCCATGGCCTACACCCGCCTCACGCTCGCTCAGTTCAAGGCGAAATACGTCGCGTTCACGACGCTGACGGAAGACCCGTATGCCGCGTGGGCGACTGATGCAGAGGTGGAGGTGGGCGAGAGCTACGGCACCTATCAGCAGCGCGCGACCGAGCTTCTGACGGCCCACTATCTCGCCCTCAATGGCGTCGGCCTGGCACCCGGCACCGCCACGCTGAACGCGACCGGAGCGACCCGGTTCAAATCCGGCACTTTCGACGCCACGATCTCCGACGCAGTGGTCGCTCAGCGCGCCAAGGGCGGGTATCAGGCCACGCCATGGGGGCAGCAGTTCGCCGCTATCAACCGCCGGCTGTTCGGTATGCCTAGATTGATTGGCGTCTGCCATGGTTAGGATGATAGCCGGCCTCCACCTCAGCGGTCTCACGCGCCTTTACGGCATCTGCAATGTCGGTGAAATACCCCAAGAATACCTGCCGTCCGCCGCGCGCGATGTATGCTTGCCAGCGACCCATGCGCTTATGGAAGCCTATGCCGATGTGGCCACTGGTGTTGGTGACAGGCAACTTAGCATTTCTCAGATTTTCGGAGTTATCAACGAGACGAAGATTGGCAATCCGATTGTTCGAACGATCGCCGTCAATGTGATCGACTTGATCTCTCGGCCATTCTCCGTGGTATATCGCCCACGCAACTCGGTGCGCGGCCATCGTGAACTCCAAAAGTTTTCCTACACGATAGCCCTTGTAGTCCACTTGCTTCAGAGCCTCCTTGCCCGCATAGCGGCGGTTCCAGCTATTAACGCGCCACACCAAATCGCGCGATCTGTCTGCAAAGAGGCCGTCAAGATGCTCAGGCCTGCGCTCACGCCAATAAAATTTCCCTATCTCCGGTTCATACCGGAGCAACTGGCGCAGGAGGTCGGGTGATGGTAACTCACGTTTCGTCATGGGCGAAGTTCCTTTTCGCTTATGATAGGCGCTGGGCGGGGCCTAATCCGTCCAGCGCCACCACTCATATCACGATGCGAATCGTTGGAAAAGCGAGGTTTCTGTGATGGACCTCGCGGCCGCCTTTGGTGAGATCGGCATGGCGTTTTCGGCCGCTCTGGGTGGGCCATATCATGACGCGCGCACGATCGAGCAGGTCGCGCCAGTCTATGACGACGGCGGCAGCATTGTCACGCCCGGCGGCGTCGCGCATCGTGATTGCCAGGTCCAGATCGACACCGCGATCCAGCGCATCCGTGATGCTGGCAGCTATGTCGATACCGATCTGACGTTCATCATCCTAGCCGCCACGCTCGACGGCTCTCTGAATACTGAGGCGCGGATCGAAGTGCTTGATGGCCCGCACGCGGGCAAATGGTCTGTCGATATGCTGGAGCGCGATCCAGTTGCAGCCGGATGGGTTGGGAGGGGGCGGCGTGCCTAAGTCACGAATGATCGGCGCCAAGGCCCATGTCGCTCGCTTGCGGAAGCTGGCGGGGGAACAGATGGTGCGGGATGTCGGCAAGGCACTCTTTGCCGCCGGTGAGGCTATTCAGGTCGAGGCACAGATCAGTATCACCACCGGCTCGGTAAGCGGCAAGAAGCATGTCCCTTCCGCGCCCGGCCAGCCCCCGAACCAAGACACTGGCGTCCTCGCTGGCAATATCGAGGTGGTTCAAGCTGCACCGCTGGTGGTCGAAGTCAGCAGCAACGCTCCTTATGCCGCCGCGCTTGAGTTCGGGACCAGCAAGGTCGCAGCGCGCCCCTATATGGGGCCGGCCCGCGACGCCAAGCGAGACGAGGTGGTCCAACTGGTCCGCCAAGCCGTGGCCAACGCCGTCCGCAAATCCAAATCGAGGGATTGACCATGCAAACCGTCACGTTCGCCCGCCTTTACATCCACAAGATCGATGAATTGCGGGAAGCGCATTATCAACCCGGCACCTTGTCGGTCAGCAACGAAGTCGCAGAGGCCGCCTTGAAAGCGGGGGCATTGGAGGAAGAGAATGGCGAGCGACCTGCTACGCGAAACCGAACGCGCCGCAATCATAAGCCTCAAGGGTAATGAACCGCTGCTCGGCATCATTGCGAAAGCGTCGATTGAACCTACCGCCGAAGCGCCCGATTGGCCGTTCATCCGCCTCGATGGAACGCAGGCTATCCCGGCGGGGCGAGGCTGTACCGCACGGTCAGAAGTGACGTTCATGATCCATAGCTTCGCCAAGCCGCGCTACAACGAAAGCGGGGCCATGGTCGAAACGGCCCGCGATCATTGTGGGCGCATCAACAGCGCGGTCGTGGAGGCGATGCAAGGTCACGCCTATGAGATCGCAGGCCGTCGTTATCGCTTCATCGTCCGGTCGTCGCGACTGATGCAGGATGGGGCGGAGCGCGACGCCTATCATGGAATCGCCAACGTGCTGGCGCGCGCTTATCAGGGCTGATGCACAGATTGTTTACGAAACGAAACTAATCAATGTCTTGCAACAAACGGAGCAAGACATGAATCGCACCTATGTTTTTCGCGTCAAAACCAATGGCGTCATCGTTGGGAACATCGTTCACTCTGGGACCAGCCAAGCCGATGCTGAACGCAAGCTATACGCTCAGTACCGCAACGCCGAAATTCTCGACGTTCAGGTTCGCTAATCTATCTGACGGGGGATCGGCGCTAGATTGATCCCCCGTTTTTCGCTAGGCTGTCCGCAATGGACCAGCCCCTTGCCGAGCGCATGTTGCGCGCCTTCCTCACCCAGTTGATCCGCACTGAGGCGGTCCACGAAGACGATATGGTCGAAGTGGTCGAGGCGCTCCATAGGGCAGGCGACGAAGAAGCTGCACACGCCATGGCCGCGATCATCGTTGAGGCAAACGCGCCTGACCCTTCGGACTGGCGCGCCGAGCATGCCCGTGCCCGCTTCCATGTGATCGAGGGCAACGACGGTAAACCGGACGCTTAGCGCGCCCTACCCTCTGGCTAAACATGCTGGAGATTTGCCGTGTCGCTACCCACCGAAGCTGATTTCGCGGTCGTCAAGATGGGCGACGGCGCATCCACCGAAGTGTTCACCATCCTCTGCGGCCTGGATCAGGTTACGATCAACCGCACCGCGAACACGAATGACCGTTTCCGCCGTGATTGTGCGGCACCTGGCACGCCCGCCTATCGCAAGTCGCGGACCACCGGCAAGCAGATGGACGTGACCGCCAACGGCGCAATCAACATCCCCGATATCACGCGCTACAACGCGGCGCTTGGCGTGGTAAAGAATTACCGGATCGAGCTGGGCAAGTATGACGGCACGCCCGAAGGTGAGATCATTCACGTCATCAACGGCGCGTTCAACCTGACCAACGCGAACAGCGGCGTCGGTGATGAAGGCAGCGCGGACGTTTCGCTGGCGAGCGATGGCGTCTGGACCGAGGCCGCGCCAACCTGATGGACGGCGCTATCGAACTGGAATTTGCGGGCGGGCGGTTTTTATTCAGCCTGCCCGTTCACGCATGGATCGCGGTCGAGAGAGGGCCGACGAACCCGGCGCGACGCACCCGTGAATATCCGGTTTCGGTATTCACGATCTATGATGAGCTGTCCGCTGGCATCGGCGTCGATCCGACTACTGGCGACGTTTCCATCCTACCGGGCGCTACCGTGTTCTGGGGCGATATTCAGAACATTCTTGAGCAGGCGCTGGTCGCTGGCAATGCTGGTGAGAAAGACGGCGATCGGTTCGAGGTCGGCGTGCAACTGGCCGCTCGCCTTGTCGGTGAAGCGATGCAGCCCGGCAAGATCGCCTCATGCGTCGGCACAGCCTGGGCCGTTCTCCATGCCGCCATCAAGGGGATTGACCTAAAAAAAAAGCCGGACGATCTGACCGAGGAAAATCGCAACCCCTCCGGCGAGGACAAGTGATCGCGAATTGCGGTCAGCTTGGGCTGGACTATCGCGCTGTCAGCATCGGTGAGTATTTCGAGGCGCTTGAGGCGCATAATGATGCTGCCGGTGCCGATAGCGGAAAGGGCGGCGGCGATCCTGACAAGCTGGCGGCGGTGATGGCGGCGCGGATGGCTGGTTAAGCTGCGGTGGTTCATGGAGGTGCAGAAAAGATGACCAGTGTGACCGTAAATGACCACCCAATTCCTGATACGCATATCGTCCCGATGCTCATGTCACCTTACGGGCAACTCCAACCAGGTTATTCCTCTCCGACCATCATAATCAAAATTGGTATTTTGAAGGAACTCCCGCCCAAGAATGACATCAAAGGGAACGTTGTTCATTCTCGGCATTGTCCCGATTAGGACGCCGCTTGCTATCCAGTTTGCTTCTGCAACCCATATGCACGCTCTGTGAATGTGAGAAATGCCGGCTCCAGTAATTCCGACTGATCCGACGCTTGCTTCGGGTGCAGCCCAAGATGGGACGCGATCGATCATGATGGAACTGATTTGTGCGCCAGTATCAATGACGGCAACTATTGGAAATACATCCTCAAGGTCTTTTTGATTGCCTTCGGAATCGAAAACTTCGCGAAAACTCATACTCAATCGCACGCAAGGATATGCGTTGATCGTGTCTCCGACATCATTCCCAAGGCCGTCTAGATAGTTGACTGGCAAAATAGCCATTCCATTCCCCCTGATTCGACAGGAGGAATATGCAATCACGGCGCGGGGAGAGTCGAGGGTCGGCCTTCGGCCCGCCTTATTTCAATCCGGTCTATAAATCGTTCGCCAATGCAATACGCATTGGTCGGGGTGGGGGCATGATGGCAGCGGGCCAGATGGGGCTTGCGCCAACGGAATTGGCTCACTCGCCAACGCTACGCAGGCTGCGCATGACCCGGACGCTGTATTGTTCGGGATAACCTGGACCATGGCATCATCACCCATGGCTGCCGAAACACTCCCCATTCTGCGATGGAACGCTACCCTGCTCTCAATCGCACTGACAATGAACTGAGTGGATTCGACGGGATCGCCCCGCCCCTTATCCGACAAGATCGCCCAACACTCTCTGCTGAGGACGAGGTTCGCGCGGTATCCGAGCGCCTTCAATTCCTCTTTCGGAATCTGCGAGCCATGCCTGCGAAGAGTGATGCCTTTTGGCCAATCCACGCCGAGCAATCCGGCTTTGAGAAAATCGATGGACGCTTGCGTGGGATGCGCCAGCCCCAAGGAACTGATAATCTCCAGATAATCAGTGTCCGACAATGCCCTTCGTGCATTTGCGGCCCGGCTTAGATAATCGCCGCTGGGGCCATGCCCAGCATGTTTTTTCCAGGAAGGCTCGCTGTGGAGGCTTATGGAAATGACGGGGTCTCGGCGGATCGGCTCAGGCTTTTCGAAAAGCTTAGCGATCCAATCTTTCAGATTCACCATAGCCCCCACACTCGCACAAATTCAGTTCTTCTCACGCAGCGCCGCGAGGTGGTCGTTAATGGATAGCAGGACAGCCGAAATCCCGGTCAAAAGAATGGTGCTGAGGATAATCACAATGGCGCTTGCAAGGCCATAAGTCGCCCCATAGCTCGCAAAAAAGGCGACAGATGCAATCACGCCCAAGATGAAGATTAAGCCGATCGCTCCGCGATAGAGCTGGACGATAACATTGACCACAAACGCTTCCCCCCGACGACGGTAATCCAAACGATTCCCCCGCCATAGCATGCTGGGATGCCAGAGATCGACCCCCTCATCCTTCAGCTGCGCGCCGACGACGCTCAATACAAAGCCTCAATGAAGGATGTTGTCCGCGTCAATGAACAGGCGACCGGCGCTATTCTCCTTGCAGCAAACAAGATCGACACCGCTGCTGACAAGATGATAGCCGCCTTTCAACAGATGGCATCCTCGGACAAAGCGGCGGCTGCCACCATTGTGCAGGCGGAAGCCGCGAAAGAGCAGGCCGCTGCGAAGTCGGCCGCCGCAGCTGTCGCTGCCGCCAAACTGGAGGAGCAGGCGAACGCTCGAAACGCCAAGGCCGCCAGCGATGCCGCCAAGGCTGCTGAGAAGGCCGCCAAAGAAGAGGAGCAGGCGCACAAGGACGCCGCTGCTGCTGCTGAGAAGGCCGCGCGCGACAGAGAGTCTGCGGCGCAGGCTGCGGCGGATGCCATGTCCGAAAGCTCGGAGAGCATTCAATCTAGCATCCGGGCAATCGCCGCATCGGTTGCCGCCTATTTTACTGTCGACCAGCTGCAAAACTATGCGGACGGATTTACGCGACTGCAAAATAATTTGAGGGTCGCGGGAGTTGAAGGGCAGGAACTCAAGCAGGTCCAGGATCGCCTGTTCGAATCTGCTCAGAAATATGGCGTCGAGATCGAGGGGTTGTCCAACCTCTATGGACAACTGACCCAAGCAAGCAAGGAATTGGGGGCGTCTCAAAGTGACATTTACGGACTGACCGATGCCGTCTCGGCATCCCTAAAGATCACGGGCATCTCCTCCGAGGAGGCGAGCGGCGCCCTCCTCCAGTTGACCCAAGCCCTACGCGGCGGGAAAATTCAGGCGGAGGAATATAACAGCCTGCTCGACGGCCTCTATCCGTTGCTTCAGGCTGCCGCAAATGGATCTTCAAGGTTCGGCGGATCGGTCGCCAAGCTCACTGCTCTTGTCAAGGATGGCAAGGTCAGTAGCGACGAGTTCATGAAGTCGATCCTCGCTGGGTCGAGTGTGCTTGAGGGGCAGGCGTCAAAAGCCACAATGACGCTTTCGGCTGGCTACACCACATTGAACAATGCGCTAACCATCTATTTCGGTGAAGCTGACAAGGCCAATGGCGTTTCGGCCGCAATGGCAGAAGCGCTGGGGCTGCTGGCTGATAACCTCGATACAATCATCCCCGCTGTGGCGGCGCTGACGGTCGCTGTTGGTGTCCGATATGTCGCAGGCGTAGTCGCCGCCACGACGGCGACGCAACGCTGGCAGGCTGCCATGGCAGCGATGCAGACGGTTGGATTGGCTGTCATCGTTGGGGCTATCGGAGCTGTTATTGCCCGCAGTAACGACCTCGAAAACACGATGGAAAGCCTAGAGGCGACATCTAGGGACGCAGACAAGGCGCTCCAGCAGGCTGGCGTGGCGGCAGACGGCGCCGCTAAGAACGTTTCGGACGTTGGAACGAACGCAGCCTCGTCAGAGGTGAAGGTCCGCTCGTTCGCTGGCGCGGTGGGACTGGCGGCGCAGAAGCTCTACGATCTTGCCAAGGCCCGGCAAGCCGACTTGATCGCGGATATCGAAGCTCGTCGCCAGAAAGCCAGTCTCGATTATTCCGATCTATATGGGCAGACCAGCCAGGGGCGGCGGGAGCGGCACGAGCAGATCGGTGCGGTGCCCGGCCTGAGCGATATTGGCCCCATGCTGGGCGTCATGAAGGATGATCTCGCCTCATGGTTAGGCTTTGCTCCCGGCGATGAACAACTCAAAGGTAAGATGGGCGAAATCAAAGCCCAGCTCGACAAATATGATGAGGCGCTGGAGGGCGCGCGGACCAACCTTGAGCAGTTCGCTCAATCTCCTGACGGCAGTCCCGCCGCCGCCAGCGACAGCACGAAGAAAGCCCGCTCCGGCCCCACCGCAGAAGAGATCACCACCCGCTATAATGACGACCTTTCTCGGCTGAAAGCAGAGCAGCTACAGGCGGAATTGCAGGTCACTACCGACGCTCAGAAGCGCGCTGATCTCCAAACCGAGCTTCTCGATATCGAGTACAAGCAGCGTCTGGCCGACATCAACGCTAGCAAGGAGTATAGCGAAGAACGCAAGGATGCCCTCCGAAAGGAGCTTAACGCCCTTTTCGGAATGGACGAGAAGGGAAGCACCGTCGCCGGCCCAGCTAATGTCTATAGCGCGGTGTTCAAAGACCTTTCGGACCAGCAGAAGCAGATGGCGCAAGACGCCCTCGCTAGCGAACGTGAGGCGCTAGAGGCTGAAGCTGACCTCATAACCAACCGAAAAGATCGCCTCGCTGCCGAGCAAGCAATTCTCGGTATCGTAGAGCAGGAGGAGCGCCAGCGGCTTGAACTTCAGATCGCTAACGGGCAGATTCTCGATGCAGCAAAGGCGCGTGCGGAACTTGAGCGCCGGCTGGCTGCGCGTCGAGAAGGTTTGGACCGCCAATACGAATCCCCCCTAGAGCAACGCCGCCGGGAAGTCCGGCAAACCGCCGCGAACATGGGCGACGCTATCGAGCAGATCGACATCGATGCCGTGGATCGGCTGGCGGATGGCCTGGCCAACGCCAGCACGGAATATATCAAGCTGGGCGGGATCGCAGGTGATGTCATCAACGGGATCATTCAGGATCTTGTGCGGCTTGCTGCCAAACAGGCGTTGTTTGGGAACAACGGTGGCGCGGGCATCATCGGGTCAATCGGCTCCTTCCTTGGATTGGGCGGAAGTAGCAGCGTCGGCGGAATCAGCGCCGAGGCGCAAAGCTGGCTCGACAATTACACGCCCAAGGGCTTCGCATCGGGCGGCTACACCGGCGATGGCCCCCGCAATGAAGTCGCGGGCGTCGTTCACCGCGGCGAATATGTGATCCCGGCAAATGCCGTTGACCGAATTGGCATCCAGAATCTTGCCGCCTTGGCTTCGGGCGACACTTCCGCTGCGCGCGCGATGACCGGCGTGACTGCGGCAGGCATGGGCGCGAGGCCGGTGCAGCAGACCGTGGTGGTGAAGGTCGAGGCTAACGACTATTTCGACGCTCGGGTTGACCAGCGAGCGACGCAAGTGGCCGCCCCGATCGGAGTTGCGGCTAGCGCGCAGGCTCGCAATGCGGCAGGCAGCGACGCAACCCGAGCGGCTCGACGGCGCATCCCCGGCCGCTGACGACGGTAAACCGATAGGCGGCACTGTTCCATCTTCGGCCCATGCCGATCGCCCTGCCCACCTGCCCATATCCTAACGATTATCAGGTGCTGCTACGGTCGTGGAGCACAGTGCTCACGCCATTCCTTGGCGGACCTGAGCAGATCATCAATCGACTTGGAACGCGCTTCGGCCTTCGCCTCACCATGCCGGCCATGGATGCAGGTGAGGGCATGATTTACCTCTCCCGCCTGCTGCAAGGCAAAACCCAGACAGTCATATTGCCGTGGCCGCTTCTGGACTTCGACCCAGGAACGCCGGGCGCGCCATTGGTGAGTGCCACTGTCACCAGCGGATCGACCATTCCCATCAAGGGGCTGACGCCTGGCTACACCGTTAAGGAAGGGCAATTCTTCAGCCTGATTCATGCGGGAAAGCGCTACATTTACATGTTCACGGCAGATGGGGTTGCCAACGCTTCCGGGGCATTGTCCGCGCCCATCTTCCCGATGCTGCGCACTCAGCTTTCGATCAATGATGTGTTGGAGCTTGTTCAACCCATGATCGAGGGAAATGTCCTGCCGGGCGAAGAGCTGAACTGGCAGATCGGCCTCGATAACGCGCGCGAAATCAGCTATTCGATCATGGAAGCTGCCTGATGGATGCCGCGCTGAAAAATGCGCTGGCTCAGCCGGCACCGCTGCTCTTTGGCGCCCTCAAAATCGAGTTGCCCAGCTACACCCTTCGTCTGCTCGACGGGTCCGCTTCCCTACAAATTGGCACCGAGATTTACGCTGGAATAGACGAGTCTTTCGGGACGATCGCCAGCATATCCGAACTGTCCGAGGAGATGGGTGATAGCGCGCCGGAAGTGACCGTAACCCTGATGCCGCCGGACGTGAGCGCGACGGCGGTCCTGTCTCATCCCAACATGCAGGGCAGCGTCGCAACCATCATGGTCGGCGCGGTCGACGCTGCCACCGGCGCCGTGATCGGCACGCCTGAAATCCTGTTCCTGGGCGAGATCGACGTGCCGACGATCGGCATCGATGAAAGTGGCGCGCGCACGGTCGAGTTCACGATCGTCAGCGTGTTCGAGCGGCTGTTCGAGACCGAAGAGGGGCAGCGCGCTTCCAACGGCTGGCACCAGTCCATCTGGCCCGGCGAGCTCGGTCTCGAATTCATGACCGGCACCGATGTCAATCTCTACTGGGGCGTCAAGCCTCCAAAGGGCAGCAGCGTGAAAACTGGTTTCTCTGCGGCCGTGGCTGCCACCCTCAACACGAAGACCCAGAACGTATGACGCCGCTCGAAATCCGCCACACCGCGATCGAAGCGACCATGGCCCGGTTCCGCGGGCGACCCTTTGACTGGGGCAAGGTCGACTGCGCAAAGGTCGCCGCCTTCCACCTCAAGAAGATGGGGTTCAAGATCTCGATCAGCAAAGCCGGCAGCTATTCCAGTGCGATAGGCGCACAGCGCGCGATCGTGCGCATGGGCTATGATACCATCCCTGATCTGCTCGATGGCCTTGGCCTGACGCGCATCCCCTATTCGCGCCTGCTGCTGGGCGATCTTGTCGTTGCCGATGGCCATGACGGGATCGCGGCGATCGGCATCTACGCCAGCAATGGCCATGTGCTGGGCTTCCACGAGGACCATCTCGATCGGGGCTTGGTCGCGGTCGACCTCAAGCCCGACTTCGCCTGGAGCGTGCTCTAATGTCGGGCTTCATGCGCAAGGCGGCGTTGGTGGTCGGCGCCGTCGCACTGGTCGCGGCCACCGCCGGCGCCGCCGCGCCGCTGCTTGCGCCCGGTATGGCAGGTGCGGCAGGCATTTCTGGCGTTGCATCCGCTGCCACCCTGACCGCGATCGGCACCTATGGCGGGCTTGCCGCCGGCGTCCTCACGGCCATTTCAGCCGCAACCGCGCCCGGCATGTCGTCGCAGGGGAGCCAAACCAGCTTCACGACCAACCCGCAGTCGGGCCTGCCTTATGCCATGGGCCGCACCCGCATGTCGGGCCTGCGCATCTATGCCAAAACCAACACGCGGCCGGGCTATACCAAGTTCAACGACCTGCTCTGGTTCGGCGCCATGCTCAGCATCGGCGGGGCGATCGGCGGCATTGAAAAGTTCACCGCCGACAATGAGATCGTCACGTTCGACGCCAGCGGCAACGCGATCGGCGACTATCATGATTATCAGGCGCAGAAGATCCATCTGGGCGGTCAGCAGACCAGTGCGCTTGCCCTCACCCTTGGCGGCGGCTCCGCGCCTGGCTGGACCACCTCGCACAAGCTGTCCGGCATCACGCATGCCATGTGGTGCCTGCGCTACAACAAGCAGGGCGAGATGTACGGCGCAGGGGCGCCAGAGCCGGCGTGGATCGGCAATTGGGTCAAGGTCTATGACCCTCGTCTCGACAGCACCTATCCCGGCGGCTCGGGTTCCTGCCGCGCGCTGGTGGAGTCGACCTATGTCTGGTCCGACAATCCGGGCCTGCATGCGCTGACCTGGGCGCTTGGGCGTTGGCAGAACGGCAAGCGGACCTGCGGCATCGGCGCGCCGGTTGCGAATATCCGCGTCGCCGAGTTCGTGGAATGCGCCAATGTCTGCGAGGCCAATGGCTGGAAGGTCGGCGGCGTCGAATGGACGACGGACAGCAAGTGGGACACGCTCAAGCGGATCCTGCAGGCTGGCGGCGCGATCCCGACCCAGACCGGCGCCATGGTCGGCTGCCTTGTCTCGACGCCCCGCACGGCGATCGCGACGATCGAGAGCCGGCACCTGCTCGACAGCCTGTCGATCGCCGCGACCAAGAGCCGGCGCGACCGGTTCAACAGCGTCATCCCGCGCTATGTTGATGAGGATAGTGACTGGTCTGTCATCTCCGGTACCGCGATCACGGTCAGTGATTATGTGACCGCCGACAAGGGGCAGCGCACCAAGGAAATCGACTATCCCCTGGTGCAGGTGTTCTCGGGGCAGGTTGCGAAGCAGCCGGGCCAGCTCGCGGCATATGACATCGTCAACAGCCGGGAGGCCGGCCCGATCAACTTCACGACCGGGCCGGAATGGATCGGACTGAAGACAGGCGACGTCATTCTGCTCAACGTGCCGGAAGAGGGCCTGGTCAATCAGCCGGTGCTCATCACGCGCCGCGCGCCCGATCCCTCGACCGGCAAGGTGGCGTTTTCGGCCCAGACCGAGACCTATGCCAAGCATGCCTATGCGCTTGGCCAGAGCACGACGCCGCCGGCCCCCTTCAGCCTGACCGCGCCGGATCTCAAGCCGCCAGCCCCTGCCGCGTCGAACTGGGCGGCGGCCGGTACGGTGACCGGTGAAGGCCTGCCCGCGATCGTCGTGACCGGCAATAGCGAGATGCCCTCGGCGGACGCGGTGTTGATCGACTATAAGCTGCCGGCAGATGCGACCTGGACCCGCTCCGCGATCCTGTCGGCGAACGAACCGGTCCAGCATGTCATCGCACCACTGCAAAGCGAGACGGCATATCAGGTCCGCGTGGGCTATCGCGTCGAACAGATCGATGGCGATTTCACCATCCTTGCGGCGGTGACGACGGGCGTCGGCGTCATTTCCGACATCTCGAACACCGTCGGCGAGCAGCAGGACAAGCTGGATCAGCTGGAGGCGGACACCGCTGCTGCAGAAGTGGCCATTGCGGCCGCCCAGGCGCAGATTGCGGAAATCCAGTCGAGCGTGACGGCTGACTTTTCGGCGGTCAATCAGGCGGTCGATGCGCTCAACCTCGACGTTAGCGGTGTGCGGTCAGACATCACCTCGTTGGAACAGCAGGCGGCCGGAATTATCGCGTCGATCGGCGATGTCGGCGTCGAGGTTGCCCAGCTGACGACGGACCTCGCCACCGCGAACAGCAATATCGGCATCAACGCGCAAGCGATCACCAGTGTGAGCGGGTCGGTGGCGCAGCTGTCCAGCACCGTGCAGGCGCACGACGCATCGATCATCACAAACGCGCAGGCCATCGGCGCGCTGGGCAGCGACCTTGCGATATTGACCACGCGGGTAACTGCGGGCGGCCCGAACCTTCAGCCGAACGGCGGCTTGGAAAACGGCCTTGTCGGAATGAGTTACGTCGCTGGGGCCGGATGGCAGGTCGGCTCTGGCCCAAAGAGCGGTCAGTCAGTTGCGACCTTCATCGCCCCCGCCAATGGCGACGTATCCATCGGATGGCCGCTGGTCCCGATGGAAGGTGGTATTGAAATCACCGTGTCGGCCAACATGTCGTTTTCGGCTGACGGTGGCGTGGCCTTCCTGCTGGTCGAAGCCTTCGATGCATTGGGCGCGCATCTTGGATGGTCCCCGGAGCGCCATCAGGCGGCGTCGTTTGACTGGTCGGCAGACGAAAGCCGCCGCGCACTGACCGCCACCACATGGACGACGCCCGCTGGCACGGCCAACATCCGCGTCTATTTCGTTGCGCGGCCTGTCGGCAACATGACCTTTGCCGGCGCATCTCAACTAATGGTCCAACGCGGCCCCCACTGGTCGGCCTTTTCCAGCGAAGCCAGCATAGTTCAGTCGTTCCAGGCGCTATCGACACTCGACAGCAGCTACGCATCGCTATCCACGACAGTCGCCTCGTACGATGGGTCGATCGCGACGCTACAGCAAAGCTACAGCGGCCTCAATGGCACGCTGGCGCAACTATCCAGCACCGTGCAGGCGCAGGATGCGTCGATCGTCACGTTGCAACAAGCGTCATCCAACCAGGCGGGCCAGTTGGCGCAGCTATCGATCGACCTCGCCACCGCGAACAGCAACATATCGATCAACGCGCAGGCTATCAGCACGACGAACAGCAATGTCGCGCAGCTGTCCAGCACGGTTCAGGCGCAGGGCGCGTTGGCGGCCACCAATGCACAGGCCATCAGTGCGTTAGACAGTAACCTTGCCACCCTGACCACACAAGTCAGGGCGGGCAGTCAACCAAATCTTGTGGTCAATGGCAGCGGCGAAAATGGTCTGGCGAACTGGACCTTCTCTGGCGCGGGTTGGGGATCAACGGTCAGCGGTTCGTGGGGCAGTATAATCCTGAACTACAGCCTCGGCGCATCCGAACAATATTCGGTCGCCGATAGCGACATTTTTCAGGTCTGGGCAGGCGACCTAACTTTCGCCCTTGAAACCGTTCTGACGAATAGCGAGGGCGTTGGATGGGCGCGGGGCGAACTGATCTGGCTCGACGCCAATCAGAATGCGCTGTTCACCTCATTTGGTCCATCGCGTGCCGCCAACCATGACTTTACGCAGGATAATAGCGGGCGGCGCGCACTGACATGGTCCATACAGGTGCCGAGTGGCGCAGCCTTCGCAAGAGCGCGGGTCGTATTCTATCGGCCCAGCGGATCGATTACGGTCGCCGCTTTCAGGCAGGCCAAGGTCGAGGCGGGCGCCATCGCGTCGGCCTATTCATCCGAAGCGAGCATTGTCCAATCCTATCAGACGCTCTCGACGCTCAGCAGCAGCTATGCCTCGCTCTCCAGCACGGTTCAGGCGCAGGGCGTCACGATCAGCAGCCAGCAGACGGCGATCACGACGATCCAGGGCAATGTGACATCGCTGTTCGCGCGCGCCGCCATGACGATTTCTGCCGGCAACGTCATCACGGGTTGGGAGAACACTACGAACGGCGCGGTGAGTTCGTTCAGGATCCGCTCTGACGTTTTTGAGGTCGTGCCATCGACCGGAACAGGCGAGCGAACGGCCTATAGCAATGGATCATGGAAAGGGTGGGACAGCAATAACGTCAAGCGCTGGCAGCTTGGAAAGCAGGACTGACCATGAGCGTGAACGATCATGGCATCCGCCTGTGGAATGAAGCTGGTCAGATCATCTTCGACACCACGGACTATTCCGGTCAGTGGGTGGGCACGCTGACCATCAACGGCGCTACTGGCTACACGCCGATCCGGTTCGCCGTGCCCGGCGTGCCGGATGGCAGCTATGTCTGGGCTGTGCCCTATTATTACAACGCCGAATATTGGCAGTATGAGGCATCGGTGGCGGCCGTCACGCGCACGGAGTTCGACTATAATATCGGCCGCGCGCCGGCCGGTTGCGTGACCATGATCCACTATGGGTTCATGTGATGAGCTTCGGGGCGATCATCAATCATCCTGACGGCTCGCGTCAGTTCGACACGGACCACCCGGCGCTTTGCCTGCGGGGCAAAGGCACGCTCAACCAGGCGAACTCCTATCAGGAAACCCCGCCGGGCATGGGGGGCTATTATCTCTACGCCAAGTTCAGCTACACCGGCATCGCGCCCATGATCGCGATCCGGCCGAATTCGTGCAACGCGGGCATGGTGAAGATGAACCGGACGGGCAACACGTTCGAATATATCTTCCGCCTCTTCCGTTTCTCGGCGGGCTGGTCGGTTCAATATTGGGTTTTCGACCTGCCCACGGCGCCAACCAGTCTGGTGGGCACCGGAGACGCGCTGGTTTTCTGGAACGATGCTGGCCAGGTCACCTTCGATAGCCGCTTCCCGCCAATGAAGATGGTCAGTTCGATCCTTCCGGGGAAGACTTATGCCGTGGTGCCCGGCACGGGCGCAGCCTACCGCGAGACGGTCGAAACCGATGTCGACTCTCTGGGCAATCCGATCGTGATCTGGCGCACGGAAGACGGCGGCTTTGAACGAGACGGCGAGACTATTGCGCCCCGGCTGTATGACACGTTCGACCATTATTATTCGCCGAACGACATCGTGTTCACCCCATCCTTCTTTTACGTGGATGTGACCAATGTCTAGGCCGCTGCTCATCGGCAGCTATGCCGCACAGCTGCGGGGCATTCTTCCGGCGTGGCGGCGCGGCATGACGCGCGACATCGATTTGGTGGCCACGCCGGAAACGGCAAAGCGCCTCGCTGCGCTCTGGGGTGCTCGCTACCATGAGCATGCGCCCGGGCGCTGCTATCTTTCGGGCCGCATCGACATCGATCTGCGCGGGGAGTTGATCGATCCGGTTCTGCCCTGGTGCGAGGCCGTAGATGCGCGGATCAATGGCGTGGTCATTCCGCTGTTGCTGCCTCTGCCGGCGCTGATCGTGGCGATCCGGCGGGCCACTTTGGACAGCGTGCCTGCCGCGCGCGCCAAGGCGCTTGCTGACCTGGCTGACTTTGAACGTGCCGGCATTGCGGTGGGCGCCGCTCTGCTCATGCGCGCTGGCGCCTTTCGGAAACCCATTTGTGACGGCGGTAATTCGCCGCCGTCCACTCTGCAATCCACACCCAAGGAGAAAATGAATGCATAATCTCGTGAAACTCGTTCAGGCCAGCGGCAAGGCCCTGGTCCTGCCCGCCGATGCCGTTGCCGGCGGCATCCTGCGCACGCTCGAACCCCATGAGCGCAAGGCGAACCCGGAAGCCAAGACCTTTGCCTGGCTCATCATGTCGGGGCAGGCGCAGACCGCGCTGCTGCGCGAGAGCCTGGGCTTCATCCTCAACAAGGCCGGCGGCAATAGCGGTGATCGCGTCGTGCTCAGAGGGCTGGGCGGCACCAAGGTGTCGATGCAGCGCGGCGCCTTCGTGCATGCCATCGAGGGAGAGCGTGTGCTGCGGGAGGATGACAAGCCCGATGGCAAGGAAATCTCGCGCGAAGATGGCACCATTCTCCAGACCAACCTGCATGGTCCTGCTGGCGCGGTGGCCTTCTTCGTGGCGGAAAGCGCAGCCGAGCTGTTCGACATCTTCAGCGCGGACGTTTCTGATGATGATGGCAGCGTGGAATATGATGACGATGGCAATGTCATCGTCGCTGATGAGCCTGCGACCGCCGGCAAGAAGCGCGCGAAAGCCTAACCTTTTTTTCAACAGGAGAATGACCATGACCACCGCAAATCCCACGCCGGCCGAACTGCTGGCCCAGCGCGCTGAAATCGATCGCCAGATCTCCACCGCCAACCTCGACGGATTGAAGGCCATCCAGGCCGCGCTGAAGTCCGGCAAGGTCGCCACGCTTGCCACCGATCTGGAAGCGCTGCTGACGCAGTTGGCCCCGTCGAGTGAGATGGGGTCGCCGCACAGCCAGGCCACCAACGTCATCACGACCGTCCGCAACGTCAGCAACTTCTTCGACGGTGAAGTGGCGCGCGTGCAGGCGATCGTCGACGCGCAGGCGGCCGCCTGACGACGGTAATCCTAATCTGATCGCTGGTCATAACTTAGCCGCCATGAACAGCGATCAGCACCATCTCGCCAACGCGCGCTCAGAAGCAATCGGATGAGCGCGGAGCCATTCAGCAGCGTGGCCTACACCATCATGGCGGGAGCCGATCATGCCTGACGAGATCGCCGAACTGCGCATGGAAGTCGCGAAGGCGCACGAACTGATCCGCGTCGTCAAGCATGACCTGAACAATGACCGGCAAGCGCAAGTCAATTTCGAACGACACCTGGAGCGCATGGAAAAGAAGCAGGACAAGTTCGATGAGCGCATCGAGAAGCTGGAAGAGAAACTGGCCGGCAAGATCGAGGAAAACCACAAGGTCATCAGCGACAAGGTGGACGCGCTCAAGGACAGTCTGAACGCCGTCAATCTCAAGCAGGAGAAAAGCGTCGGCTTCTATGGCGGCGTCGCTGCGGTGTTCACGATCTCGGTCACCATCATCCTGTTCCTAGTGAAGCTGCTATTTGAGAGGGGGCATTGATGGGCATCAAGGACCGTCTGATTTCCGACTGGCGCAAAGCTTACAAGCTATGGTCGGTGCGGCTCTCCGCGCTCGGCCTAGCCGCCATGACCGCATGGCCCAGCATCCCGCAGGAAATCCGCGAGGAGATTCCCGGCCAGCGCTGGATTGCCGCCGGCATATTCGCGGCCGTGATCCTTGGCAGGCTGATCAATCAGGAGAAGAAGGATGGCGAGTAAGAAGCAAACCGCGATCGGCGGTAGCATTGCTGCTGCGCTGGTCCTCGCTGTCCCGCTCATTGGATCTTGGGAGGGCAAGCGCAACGATCCCTATCTCGATATCGTGGGCGTCCCCACCGTCTGCTATGGCGAGACGCGCGTGGCGATGCGGCGCTATTCGGATGACGAGTGCCTGGCCATTCTCAACAAGGGTGTGCGCGAGTTCGCCGAACCGGTGGCCAAATGCACGCCAGCCATCGCCAACCGCCCCTATCAGCTCGCCGCCGCAACCTCGCTGGCCTACAATGTCGGCGTCTCTGGCTATTGCAAATCCACCGCCGATCGCCGTTTCGACGCTGGCGACTTCAAGGGCGGGTGCGAGGCGCTAAAATTCTGGAACAAGGCGGGCGGCCGCGTCGTCCAGGGGCTGGTGAACCGCCGGGCCGCCGAATATCGCCTGTGCATGGTGGGGCTGTGAGAGGCCTCCTGATCGGCATCCCCATATCCGCCGCTCTCTGGCTGGCGCTGCTGGTCGGCGGCGCATGGGTGATGGCATCATGATCCCCCTCCCCGCCACCCTACGCCCCTATCTGCTCGGCGCGGCCGGCATAGCGATCCTCGCCGCCGCCATCTGGGTCTGGCGCATCGACAGCCTGCGAGCGTCCCACAAGGCCGACGCGGCGAACGTGCGGCGCGAATATGCCCTGTTCCGCGAGCAGGTGGAGGCTAAGGCCTCGCAAGCCCTGATAGCCCAGAAGGCGGTCAACGCTGCCCAGGAACAGAAATGGAAGGAGAAGGCCAATGTCGCTGACCAGAAGCACGAAACCGAACTGGCTGCGGCAAACGCTGCTGCTGAGCGCTATATTCGCGACAACCGCCTGCTGCGGCAAGCAGTCGATCGAGGTGCGGGCGGGGAAGCCGGTGGAACCGCCCAAGGTGACGGTGCCCAAGGTAGCGACCGATCCGGTGAAGCTGCCGACCTGGTTGCAGTGACGGCGGATGATGTTCGGATCTGCACCGAGAACACCCGCCGGCTGATCGATGTTCGGGATTGGGCGTTGGGGCTTTAGAAGCCGCTCGCAACCCAGTAGCCGATCAAGAATCCGATAGGCACCATTGCTACGGTGATTGCATCGCGAGCAAGGACTGCACGGGCCATGCGCTCGTGACCGTGATCCTTGAACAGGCGCGATAGTTCGGCTGTTTTCTTGGTGTAGAGCTTCATTCCCCCGCCTCCCGCGCTTCGGAGATGGCAGACGAAAGTGATGCGGCGGCACGCAGAGCCGAAACCGGTATTTCGATGTTGCCGGTCCTGCCGTCGCAGTCGTTCAATTCATAGTGGCGGCGGAACACATCAATGACTCGCATGATCCGCGCAATCTCCGCATCCTTCGCGTCTATCGTGCCCAGCTTCTGAGCGACGCCGCCCAACCATGACAGCACCTTGCTATCATCGACCGGCGCAGGGCCATCGCGCGCGGCATCAGGCCATGCCAGCCATTCGCCCAATGCCTTGTGCGCGGCCAATCGGATTTGCTCGCTCGCGGCGGTTGCAGCGGCGACGGACTGGAGGCGGTGGCGGGAAAACAAGTCCGCCACCGACAGCCGAAAATGCGTCAAATCTATATCGGGCGGCACGCATTGCAGAAGGGAAACGCTGATCGCGTCTGCCGCCTCCCGATCCGCCTGCGTCACCCCTCCAGCGTCCGCGACCGTGCGTTGAATAACCGTTGAGCATTCGGCCTCCTTCTCACCCCCTTCACTTCTACAATCGATAGTATCTGCGCTAGGCGATCCCTGTTCGCCTCCGCTTTTGATCCAGTCTTGTGCGGTCGGATCGACCCAAAGCCATTCTTTATCATCCCAAATTCTTCCTTCTGGCGTTCTTGTTTTAACGGCGCTATGTATGTTTTTTGCAAAAACTCGGAAGTCAGAGGCTATGCCAGACTTGCTGGCGATACTGATGAAGCAAGCCGCGCATACTATATCTTCATAGATGGGATCGCCGTTTATATCGCCTCCACGCATAACCGCGTTCCAAAGGGGTGATGGTGCATACCATGACATGTTTTCATGGCCGCAACATCTGCATCGCTCGGCTTTAGCAGCGCCCGCGACCGGCTGGGCGGGGGCGGGTTCTGTGCTCGTCATTTTTTCCTCCTTTCGCGCTTCCACTGCCGGTCGCACTCTCTGCATTTCCTGCGCGTGCCGTCGCCACGAACTACGATCTTCACGTTTTCAGCCGAAAGCTCATGCCCGTTAGAGCAATGAGTTTTCCGGCTATTCATGGCAGTAGGAGCATCCCCACGCAGTGTGTTGACCTTGCTAGTTACTGGTTCAAGGTGCGCCGGGTTCACGCACAGTTTGTTCCTGCACAAGTGATCGATGGTAAGGCCGTCCGGTATAGCCCCAACCTTTTCTTGATAGGCAACTCGATGGGCGAGCTGCGAACGGAAATTGCCATATCCGCGACTATTCGTGGCACCTGTCCAAACCCAACATTCATCACTGATAATTACCTTCGACCAAAACGGGCACGGATCCAGCGACTCGGTTTCGTTCGGCTTAGTCATGGGCGGCCCTTAAATGGAGTTGCTGAAATTCCGTTTTTGATCTGGCGTAGAAAGAACGTGCGCCCATTGGGCAAAGAGTAATGCCACCCCCATCCCAGCCCACGACCATTTCTCTCAAAGGTCGATATCTCACCGGCGATCAGCTTAGCCAATGCCTCCGCTTCTTCCGGCTCGCATGTCATGATGATCCTCATCACCCTTCCTCCCCGCGCTTGGCGCTGGAGAGGGCGGGAAAACCAGGCAGCGGCATCCAATGGGTTGGCGGCCATTCCCTTGTAAAGCCACCGTCTGTGCTCACCCACCCTTCGTCGGATCCACCATGCATAGAGCACCAATGAGGATCTTCTGGCTCTCCATATTCAGGGCATCTGCATTCACCGCCACAATCGCCAATCACAGGAGGCTCAGGTTCGGTCCAAAATCCAGCGGTAACACGATCTGTCGGGATGCCTTGGCTGTTCTCAGGATACGGGCCAAATAAAATAATCTCAGTCCCATCCTTCGGCGCGCTTTCGATCGGTCGCCAACCCTCCCCCTCGCCGTCGAACGCCTGCCCGCGAGATTGGGGCGGGTGGGCGTAGAGGCGGCGATATTCCGCGCCATCAGAGCCAAGGCTTCCCTTTGCCGGGCCGCATGACATCAGCCACGCACCGCCCGTGTAGTGCGGGTGTCGCCATTGCCAAGCAGCTGCCTCCCCCGCGTCGAACTCTTGGCCGAGACGCTTGCCATGCCGGATAGCTGTCAGCATGTTCCACCGCGTGAACTGCGCGCTGTCATCGTCGCTGAAATTGTAGAGGCGCTTCAATTCGGCATAGTCAGCTTCTTCACCATGACCAATGCCCGCCACCGGCTCCCCGGCCTGCTCAAGGGCGGCGATCTTATCAAGCGCATCAGTGGCCGCCCTTGCCATTTCCAGAGCGGCGGCGCTACTAGCAGATTTCTCGCGCTCCACAATCCACCGCAGCGCCTCAATCGCCATCTTCACAGCATCAGTCATTGGGTTGGCCTTTCAATAGGATGCTCTTCACTTGAGCGCCGAGCGGGTTGAGGCGGTATCCACGCCACCATTCCGGCGGATGCTCGAAAAGCCGCCAAAGCGTCCCGGCCATGTGCTGCGGCTGAATCTTGGCGTCGCGCCTGATGGCCCTCCATCGCTTGTATCGACGGGCCGAGGCGTTCAGCACCATGCGCCGCTGCGCTTCCGTCAGCTTCTCGGCTATCTGGTGGGCGGCGCTCATGCTGCGAGGCTCCCGAAAAGCTCCATCTGCGGCTCAGGCAGCAGCGCGCCCCACTGGTCCGCCATGGCTGCGGCGATCGAGGGATATGTCTCGCTACGCCGGCGCGCCCGGTCTGGGCCGGGTGGCTCGCGATGGCAGCGCGACCATGCTTTATGCTCAGCCGTGCCCGGCCGGGGTGGCTTCAGCATGTTGGTCGGACGTAGCGCCGGCAGGTTGACCAGCTCCAGTCCGGTGTTCTTGAAGAATGGTTCGCCGAAGAAATAGGGATGCACGAACTGCGTCCGCCCGCGCCCGGTCAGCCGGATAGCGTGGCCATGCATCACCGGGTTCTCGACCACACGACGCGGGATTTGGTGGGCGTCACGCAGCGCGCGATAGAAGGCCGCCGCCTCCTCCAGCTTCGCCCAGCGCTCGGGGTTGATCCCATTGGCCTTCTTCATGCCGAGATAAAGGTGCTTTGAACCGCTGTTGCACAGGATCGTGCAAGGCGGATGCATGACGGCCATCAAGTCCCAGCCGTCATCGAGGTGATCGAGGACATTGCCGCGGATATGGCGGTTGCTGCCGTCGTCGGCAGCCTCGATGTCGCACGACCATGCATCGTGCCCCAGCGCCTCAAAGGCGCGGCGGACAACGCCGGAGCGTTCGCAGGCGATCAGGACACGGCCCATCACCCCACCTCCCGCGCCGGGGCGAATAGGTCGAGTTGGGTCATGCGGGGACACTCACATCGATCGCGAAAACGCGTACGACGATGGGGCCGAAGTGCGGGTGCTGAATATCCCGGAACTCCCAGCGGCGCCATTCGCGCGTCAGTCGAGTGGCGCCCTCTACCCCGCCGCCCTTCGGATACCCCCGCGTCAGGACAACCCGGTCATAGTGACGGCCATAGAGGCGCTTCATCCAATAGTCCGTGACGAGCCGGTATTCCTCCCGCTTCTCGCCGCGCGCGATCTGGTCGAAGTAGATGCCCTTAAGGGGGATGATCAGGTCAGCCAT